CGTGGGCGGGATCACGACCGTCACGGCAGGCGGCGCGCTCTTGTCGGCCGGCGTGATGATGGCCGGCAGCCTGCTGGTCAATGCGATCCTGCCGCCGCCGAAGCCCAGCATCGGCCTGGGCCAGCAGGGCGAGCAGGCCAGCCCCACCTACGGCATCAGCGCGCAGGGCAACTCCGCGCGGCTGCTGTCGGCTATCCCGGTGCTGTATGGCCGGCACAAGGTGGTTCCCGACTTCGCCGCCCAGCCGTACACCGAGTACATCGGCAACGAGCAGTATCTGTACCAGCTGTTCGTGGTCACGCAGGGCCGCTGCTTCATCGAGGACGTGCTGATCGGTGAGTCGCCCATTTCGGTGTTTGATGAGGCGCAGTACGAGATCATCCCGCCCGGCGACGCCGTGACGCTGTTCCCGGACAACGTGGAGACCAGCGCCGCGGTGACGGGGCTCGAGCTGAAGGGCACCAACGAAGCGGGCTACGACTGGGTCGGCCCGTTCGTCTCGAACTCGGCGGGCACGCAGATCAACTACATCGGCATCGACATCAGCCTGCCGAGCGGCCTGTTCTATGCCAACAACTCCGGCGGCATGGATGCGCGCACGGTTTCGTTCGAGGTCCAGGCGCAGTTCATTTTCCCCAGCGGCGGGACCAGCAACTGGTGGACGCAAGCGACCGAAACCATCACGATGGCGACCAACCAGCCGCAAACGCGCTCGTATCGCTACGAAGTGCCGTGGGGATCGCGGCTCAATATCCGGGTGCGCCGCACGAACGCGAAGGACACCGATTCGCGCGCCGGCAATACGCTGGTGTGGGCCGGCCTGCGCGGCTACAACCCGAGCCAGCGCGTCTACGGCAATGTGACGATGATCGCCACGCGGATCCGCGCGTCGAACAACCTGAACGCGCAGACGGCCAGGCAGCTCGGCGTCATCGCCACGCGGATGCTGCCGATCTGGAACGGGACGAGTTGGAGCGAGCCGCTCATGACGCAGAACCCCGCCTGGGCGTTCGCGGACATCTTCCGCAACACCGATTACGGGCGCGGCCTGCCGGACTCGCGCCTGGACCTCGCTAACCTGCTGCAGATGTCCTACGTCTGGGGCACGCGCGGCGACACGTTCAGTGGGGTGTTCGACAGCTCGATCACGGTGTGGGAGGCCGCCACCAGCGTGGCGCGCGTCGGCCGGGCGCTGCCCATGTATTACGCCGGCGTGATCGATGTGATCCGCGATCAGCCGCAGACGGTGCGCAAGGCCATGTTCAGCCCGCAGAACATCACGAAGGGGAGCTGGAGCGCGGATTACGTGCTGCATGACTTCGATACGCCGGACTACGTGATCGTCGAGTACATCGACGGCACCACCTGGAAGCCGGCCGAGGTCGACTGTGCGCTGCCGGGCAGCCAGAAGCTGAAGCCGGAGCGGGTCAAGCTGTTTGGCTGCACCAACCGCAACCACGCCTGGCGCGAGGGCATGTACATGGCGGCGAGCCACCGCGATCGCCGCCGCTTCATCACCTTTACGACGGAGCTCGACGGGCATATCCCGCAGTATGGGGACCTGGTGGCGATCAGCCACGATGTGCCGGCCTGGGGCTACTCCGGCGTGGTGACCGCCTACAACGCGGCCACCGGCACGCTGAGCCTGTCGGAGCCGGTCCCGTTCGCGGCTGGCACCGCGCACCAGATTGCCCTGCGCCGGCGCGACGGCAGCATGGACGGGCCGTACCCCGTGGCGGCCGGCAGCGTGGAAACGAACGTGGTGCTGCAGGGGCTCACGCAGCCGCAACGGAACGCGATCTACGTGTCGGATGGCGCCAGCGAGGAGCCGACCATCTTCGCCTTCGGCCCGGTCGACCGCGTGGCGCTGGATTGCCTGGTGACGGCAGTCTTGCCCAAGAGTGATCTGGAGATCGAGATCACCTGCGTCAACGCAGCGGACAGTGTGCACACCGCGGAGACGGGCGGGTCGGTGCCGCCGCCCCCCAATCCCTCGTTGCTGCCCGGGAATGGCGCCGCGCCGATCATCCTGTCGGTCAACGTACGCACCGTGTGGCGCGGCACCATCGCGATCACGGCGACGGCGGCCCGCAACGCGCAGCGCTACGAGTTCCAGATCAGCCGCGATGGCGGGTCGTCGTGGGTCTACCTGGGCGATTCCGCGGGCCCGCAGCTCACCGTGGATCAGCCGCCTGGCGTGGCGATGGTCCGCGTGCGTGCGATTGGCGCGGCGGCGCCGGGGCCGTGGGCAGTGTGGTCGGGCACGATCACCGATCTGAACTACGCGCCGGGCAGTCCGACCCTGGTGCTGCGCACGCCGTTCGTTGGTCGGGTGGTGCAGATCGACATCGCTCAGCAGTCGTATGTGGCCTTCCACGAGATCGAGGTATGGACAGGGGGCGTGAAGCGCCGGCAGTTCCAGGTGAGCGGCTGGAGCTTCGACTGGAGCTACGAGGACGCGGTCAATGCGAATGCGGTGTCGCCGGCCATCACCTTTATCGCGCGTGCGGTCAACAGCAGCAACCAGGCCTCGCTGGACACCTCGTTCTCGGTGAGCAATCCGGCGCCGGCTGGCGTGGGCTATGTGTACTCGGAGGTAGGGGAGTTCCCGGGGCCATATACGCCGCAGGTCGCCATCACGCCCGCGGCAGACACCGATCTGCGCCAGGCGGAGCTGCGCGAGGGCAGCACGACCGGCCCGCTCATCTGGTCGGGGACGGCGCCGGCCACCGTCACGCTGGCCTTGGGCACTACCTACAAGCTGTTCCAGACGGACGTATGGGGCAGCCAGAGCCCGGTGTCCACCATTAACACGCCGCCGCCTGACTCGGGTGGTGGCAGCTAACCGCAGTCAATCGAATCAAGGCCGCCTGCGGGCGGCTTTTTTATGGGCGAAATCTAATGAGCACGGTCAACGACTATATCAACGCGCTGGAGCGGATCGTCGTCAACGACGCCGTCTATTCAGCCATCATCAAGGGCCCGGCCTCAGGGCCGAGTAGCATCGTTGTCGTCGATGGTCAGCCGATCAAGACGGTGGCACGCGTTATTAGCGAGGTGCCGAGCGCGGAGGCGGATCGCATTGCGGCGGATGCGTCCGCGGCGCTCGCGGCTGCCAAGGCGGTGGCTGCAAGCGTCGACGCGGACGCAGCGCAAGCGGCAAAGGCGAGCGCGACTCTGGCGCGCGACGCGGCACAGGCCTACGCCCAGGTCTACGACTCTGTGGCAGTCGGGCGCGCTGCAGTCGCTGACGGCGCCTTCTTCAAAGTGCGTCCGAATGGGACGGATGGGCTGGTGCGCCTGACGTTGTACAAGCGAACGAGCTCAACCACGCAAGACCTCGTTGACGACTGGGTCGGCCGCAATGAGCAGGCGCCGGCCGCGCGGGAGGCGGGCGGGATGTTCCGGTTCCTGTGGCGATCGGCGCCCGGCGCGGCGACGCGTCTGCTGGCCTACTTCGACGAGCTGACGGGCGCATTCGTGCCCACCCGCTTCAAGGCGCCCGCTCAGTCCATTGACCTGGCGGCGCTGACGGATGCTGTCACGACGCGATTGCTCGCCACCAATGCTTTGGGCGCTGCCATCGCCGAGCTGCCGCGTGAAGTGCAAAGTGGCCTGCGCTGGGTCCTCAATGGTCGGATCGGCATGACGCTGGATGAGGTCAAGGGCCTTTATCCGCGCCGCCTGACGATCCCGGCTGACGCGAAGCTCGATGACAACCCCGACGCGACCCTGGCTGCCAGATTGAACGCGGGTGGGCAAATGGCGCTGAGTAACCTGGCCTTCTGGGGCGACAGCTTCATGACGGTGGGGGCCGGTGGCGACCCCTATCCACAGCAAGTCGCCACCGCCATGGCGCGGACCTACAACAACGGCGGCATCGGCGGGCAGACTTCCCCGCAGATCATTGCCCGCCAGGGCGCGAAGTGCGCACGTCTGACCGTGTCCGGCAACTCGATCCCGGCGTCCGGCCCGGTGTCGGTAACCAGCATCAGCAACCTCGTCCTGTCCACGCCATCCACCACCAGCGCGACCCGGACGCTCGTGGGCGCGCTCGCCGGCATTCCCGGAACGCTGACCTGCGTCGAGAGTGCGAGCGGGGATAGCTCCGACACCTACACCTTCACGCGCACCAATGCCGGCTCGGCAGTGTTCTGTGCGCCTGACACGCCATTCGTCCCGGATACGCAGTACCGGAGCTGGACCAGCATCATCGGTATCGGCCGGAACAATGTCGGCGATCTGACAGGCATTCTGGCGGACACCGCGGCGGCTGTTTCGTGTCTGACGCACGACCACTACCTGATCGTTGGGGTAACCAATGGATCGACGGAAGCAAGTGGGTCGGCCGGCTACAACAACGTCGTAGCCCTGAATAGGGCGCTCGCCGAGATCTACGGGGATCGCTTCATCGACATCCGGGGCTATCTCATCAACCGAGGGTTGGCGGATGCGGGACTGACGCCGACCTCGCAGGACAACACGGATCTCGCGAGCGACATCGTGCCCACTTCGCTGCGGTCCGACACGCTTCACCTCAACGCGGTTGCCAATCCGCTCATCAAGAACCTGGTGGTCAACCGCCTCAACTACAAAGGATTCTGAACATGGCCGGCATCGATTTCATCGTCACGGGCGGTACGCCCGACGTCACCCTGCCGATTGCTCCGAGCAAGGACCGCATCTTGTCCAATGGCTCGCTCGTGCTCTATGACCCGGTGCATAGTGCGGCGCCCATGGATGCCGGCCTCGTCGGCGGGCAGTCCGTGCCGAATATCGCCTGGTCGCAGGCGGCGGCCATCCTGGGCGCGGGCGATGCCACCACGTTAGCGGGTGCCTTTACGCTGGGCACCGGCAACACCGCGGGCACCGTGAAGACGGAGCGCAGCGGCAAGGGCGGCATCCACGTCATCATGGCGCAGACCGGGCAAACGGGGAACCAGCAGGGTGCCTATCTCACCCTGGCGACGGCAATCCGCGACTATCTGGCGGCGCACCCCAACAACAAGTACTACATCTCTCGCTGGATCAAGAAGACGCGGGCAGCGCTGAGTGGTGGTCCGGCCGAGGGTGGTCTCTATACCAATGGGTTGAGCGCGTCAGGGAACTCGCTTTTCCTGATCCTGCCGTCCGCGCTAACCGGCAATTTCTCGGCGAGCGAGATCTCGCCGTCGATCAATGCCGCCGGGGACATCTTCCTGGCCGCGGCCACGTCTGATTGGCAGGGCACTGACCCGGGCACGCTGAGCGCGTTTGGCCATCCCGTCGCGTGGGGCCAGTCGATCGGGTCCTACCAGTCGGCCACCTATAACAACAAGTCGGCCAGCTATGTCTTCCAGCGCTTCTACATGGAAGACCTCACCGTGTCGGGTCGCACGTACCAGCAGGTGCACGACATCGATAAGGCCTTCTGGCAAGTCGACATGGCATCGGGCGGACGGTACTACGGTGATACGTACACCGATCCCGCCACGATGCCTTAATGGCAGGTATTACCAGCCCTTGGCCTGGATGAACTCGGCGACCTTCTTTGCCACGACCTGATCTCCCTTTGCGTTGAGATGCAGCGGATCTCGGCGCAGGGAGGTCGGCACGACATCATTGGCATGGTCCGTGATGTCTTGCGCGTTCGTCGGGTCGTACTGGCTGACAAGGTAGGCCCGAATGTCGATGAAGTTGTTCGGGTAGGTCGCGGCCAGGTCCTGGTTGAGCTTCGTGATGGTGGTGTATTGGCTGCTACCCACCGGTTCGCTGGCGGCATTCGTGATGCCGAGCACAACAAACTGCTTCGGGTTGGTTTTCAGGAAGGCGACGGCCTTGGCAATGTCAGTCTTCACCTCATCCGGCTTGTAGGAGTTGTTCCGGCCCATCCAGATCACATTCACCCACGAGTCATGGCCTGCCGTGTCGATGACAAACGGGGTATCGGGCGAAATGGTGGTCGCAATCCCAGCAGTCTTGCGCGTGAAGGTGTAGGCATCAGACGAGTCGCCCGCAGCGCTTTCGACACAGGTGAGCGTCCCAGGAATGCCGCCCAGCGAGCCATCAATCTTCCGCGTGACGGTGGTAGTGGCCGGCGTTGACAGCAGGCGCGTCGAGATACCGGTGACCGCGACGGAGCCGCTTGCCGGGATCTGGTTGCTGGTGACCGTCACCAGGGCCGGCTCGGAACCTTGCCGGGCAATGATCTGCGTCGTGATCTGTCCACCGATGCCGCCGTCAAAGGTGGTACGCGCCGAGAAAAGCGCACGGATTTGGTTGGTCACGCCGGTGCCAATCATCGAGTCACCCAGCGTGGCAATGTCGAGAGTGGTTGGCGTTGGTGTTGGTGTTGGGGTTGGGGTGGGCGTCGGTGTAGGGGTTGGGTCTGGCGTTGGACTTGGGGATGCAGGGCTGGATGGTGTTGCGGGCGAGGTTGGCGTTGACACGGCGGCCTGCGTCGAGCTGCCTCCATCATCGCCGCCCCCACCGCACGCTGACAGCAAGAATGCACTGGCCAATACGATGCCGGCCAAGAGTGTGACCTTGGTTTTCATGATTTTCCCTGTGGGTTTTGGAGTTCTTATGCAGTCGGCAACATATGGCACGACAGCCCACGGGTGTAGCCTACTAACTGGGGGATCGGTAATCTGCGCCCGATCGGAACCCCCCTGAACTGCTCCCTGCTTTACACCAGTGAAGTGTCACAAAGAGAGTTCTTGCTCGATGAGTTCCACAAGTGTCCTGATCGATGGACTGTTAACGATTGCATCAACGGTCGACAGGAACTCTGCATAGACCATGTCAATGCCAGTTCGAAGCACTTTGAATTCCGGATTTTCAACAAGGACTCTTTGCAGGTCGTGCTCGATCTGCAAGATTCCCTCGTCAGAAATCCTCATTGACACGCAATGACGAAGCATGTCGAGGGTGAGATATTTACCCTCGCGCTTGAGATCCAAATGGGCCGGGCCGATTTTGTTGCATATATAGGAGATTAGATCCCTTCTTGTTATATCAATCGACTTGTACTGCATTACAGGTTGTCGCAGGAAGCTGTCTAAATCCAGCGGGAATCTACGATCAAAGTCTCCATCGTCCCATGCGTCGTCCGCAGATCCCTGGCCGACTTCCAACGTAAAGCCGCGCACGCTGCATCCAGTCACAGTTACTCCGCCACCGGCCCAAAAAAGCGATCGCCCGCGTCGGTGGTTGCGTATGAACGGCATGTTGTCTAGGGCTTCGAATTCTAGCTTTACTCCTCTTGGTGTGGAGCAGAGCGTTATGCCCTTGTCCAGAACGAGGCGTCGAACGGAGGTCGTGTAAATACGGAGCTGGTTATTGTTTGGGGCATGAATTTTCAATGCATCTTCAAGCGACCTGAAATCCGCAACAAGTGCGTCATCTGCCTCGGGATTCGGTTTTCTAGTTGTACTTTTTGACATGGATTCCGTGGGTATATGAAAACAGAGGGGGCAAGCTAAGCGCCGCAACCTGATTTTACTTGCTCGCCGCCCCCCGACGGGAGCCCGACTCGAATTGCTCCCTCACCCTCTCGCATCTCCACCGCACTGCCCGGATAGGCAGCAACCGAAGTTCAACCACAGCCCGCCCCGAGCGGGCTTTTTCTTCCGGGGAATCTATGCGGCCAACCAATCCCGCAGAGGTCACCAGCTACGCTGGTGCAGCAGTGTCCATCGCATCGTCGCTCACGCTGACGGAAGTCGGCATCATTGTCGGTATCGCTACGGCGCTGCTGACGTTCGCTCTCAATGCGTGGTACATGGCCCGGAAGGACCGGCGCGAGGCGGAAGAGCATAAAGCGCGCATGCATGCGCTGGAGGCGGGCGGCCATGAGTAAGCAGCGTATTGCCGTTGCGTTGCTCTCGATGTCGGCCGCCGGCTTCGCTGCCTGGACGGCGTCGGAGGGCTTCACCGATCGGGCGGTGATCCCGACGAAGGGTGATGTGCCGACCCTTGGCCACGGCTCCACCAAGTACGAGGACGGCCGGCCCGTCCGCATGGGCGACACCATTACCCGACCACGCGCCGCGATCCTTGCGCGCAACTTGATGACGGTCGACGAGAAGCGGTTCGCGGCAAGTCTGCCTGGCGTGGCGCTGCATCAGGAGGAGTTCGACGTGTACGTCGACTTCATTGGGCAGTACGGTATCGGCGACTGGCGCGGCTCATCGATGCGAAAGCGGTTGCTTGCCGGCGACTACGTTGGTGCCTGCCAGGCGCTGAAGCTCTACAAATTCGCAGCGGGCTACGACTGCTCGACGCCGGGCAACAAGCGCTGCTACGGCGTCTGGACTCGGCAGCTCGAGCGGCACGCCAAGTGTATGGGAGCGCAGCGATGAATCTGTCGAACATCTTGCGCCAGCCCTCGCCGGGCGTGCTGTCCTTCTGGTGCCCGGGATGCGGGCAACCCCATGAGATCCAGCACGGCGCGGGGCCAGGGCCGCGTTGGGGCTGGAATGGCGACGCCGAGCGGCCGACGTTCACGCCGAGTGTTCTGGTGCGCAGCGGCCACTATGTGCCGGGCCATGAGCGCGGCCCGTGCTGGTGCTCCTATTACGAAGAGCATCCGGACGAGGATCGGGATTTTGCCTGCGGCATCTGCCACACGTTCGTGACGGACGGGCAGATCCAGTACCTGAGCGACTGCACGCACGGTCTGGCCGGCCAGACCGTGCCGCTGCCAGCGTTTCCGGAGGGATGGGGATGCTGACGCCGACTCTCCCCTGGCGCGCGGCTGGCGCGATGGTGCTGGCCGCTGGCCTGTTCGCCGCCGGCTGGACCTCCAACGGCTGGCGCAAGGACGCTGAGATTGCCGAGCTCACCGCGGCGCGCGCCCAGGCTGATCTGTCCAACGCCAATACGGCGCTCAGTGACCTTCGCGAGGCCGGCGCCCGCATCCGCCAGAGCGCGGACGATTATCTGGCCATCAAATCGGACCTCGGCGCCAAGCTCGACGCCATCCGGAAGGACTTGAAGAATGCGAAAAAGCCTTTGCCTGTTGGTTGCCGCCCTGATGCTCAGCGCGTGCGCAGCCTGTCCGATGCCGTCGACGCTGCCAAGCAAGCCGCCGCCGCTCGATAGCGCGCTGGCCGCGCCGTGCGAGGTGCCGGACGCGCCCGCCGCGGCGGACTATGACGTCTGGCAAGACTGGATGGTGATGGTGCTTGGCGTGCTGGGGGACTGTGCGACCAAGCATCGGAAGATTGTAGAGGCGTGGCCGAAGTAGGGACACCGCGTCAGACTGTTTCAGTCTGATTGCTGAGCGTCTTCTCACCTTCTGTCAGTCCTGGCAATGAAACGGCCTTCACAAGCACCTCGCCGGCATTTTCAATTTTTTCCCAGTTCGTGGTAATGATATTGGCCATACCTTCACGCTGCCCATTTGCGTCCAGATATTGGCGGTGACGGCTGGCTGCCCAATAGGCGCTACTGAATGCCTGTCGCGCCTCCGGCTCGAGATAAAGGCAATTGCGGTTCCACCAGTCCTGGCATTCCCTCACTACGTCCCCGATGTTCGACTCGTGTGCCGAAACGAAGATTTTTCGCCAGAGCGCAAATGCTTCCTGATGAGCTTGCAGTCGCTTGTCAATGGCGGCAACTCGAAGTTGATTCCGCGATTTCATGGCCTCGAGTTCAGCGGCGTGCTGGCTTTTGATTTCTTCGACGATTGAGGTGATTCGCCCGATGTCCTCTTTCGTGGCTAGGTTCTTGCCGCGCTCGGACTCGGCGGCGATTCGCTGAGCATCCTCGAGCGTGGCGAGGTTCTTCGCTTTCTGATCGATGTACGACGAGAAGTACTGCTTTGCAAAGTGATAAGCAGCAAACACGATGAGACCGTTGAGACCCGTGGCTATGAGAATGTCTGACATGGTTCTGGTTTAGAGTGGGCTGAGTTGCGCCTAGTGTAATGCGTCGCAAACGGGCTAACGTTTGAACCGCTCCCGCGGAACCGCCCCCGGTCGCTTGATCTTCATCCAGTCGCGCGAGCGCACGCCAGATTGGTACAGTGAGCCCGCACGCTTCGCGACGACCCCCTCCAGCGCGAGCGTCAGGCCGTGGCCGTAGAGCCAAGCGCCATCCTCCACGCTGTCCACGAAGAGCAGCCCCGGCCTGGGCGGCCCGATCAGCTTCCGCAGCGCGGCTTTGCGCCACTCCAGCGGCTGCCCGCGCAGGTCCTTTCCCTTACCCACCAGCAGATCGAAGACGCAGTAGACGACGGGATCAGCGCCGCAGTACCAGCCCCGGCGCCGCGCACGCGCATGTAGCCGCTCGAAGTCGCTGCGGCCGATGTCGTCCAGCACGCAAACCTCGCCGTCGAGGATGTTGCCCGGCGGCAGCTCGGCGAGTGCGCGAGCCAGTTCCGGGAACCAGGTCGTTGCGTCGGCCCCGTTCTTGGACTTCAACTGGGGCGCTTCGCCGGTGGTGGCCAGCAGCCTGTAGCCGTCGTATTTGATCTCGTAATGCCAGCCAGGCTCGCGCGGGATGGTCTTGCGTTCGGACAACAGCATCGGCTGCAGATCGGCGAGTGTCGGAGTCGCCGGCGGCCGGCTGGCCATGGCATCAGCCCGGAATGTCGCGCGGGTCGTTGCCGTACGTATTGCGCTCTCGGATCTGCCCGTCGCTGCCGTGGATGAACAATTCGACCTTCTTCTGTTTGGCCCTCTCGGTGCCGGCGGCAATGGCCTCTGCCTGCGTGTCGAATGTCTCGCGGGCGTGGCCGCCTTCCGTTTCGACCGCCCAGCGGTCTCCGTCCGGTACGACGTGAATATCAGTGCCTGGCATGGCTGTCTCCTGAAGTTTATGGAGTCAGTCTCCGCCCGCAGCCAGAGGGTTGGTATCGGACGCCGTCCGACAAGCCGGGATGCTGTGGAGGCCCCCGAGATGTGGCAAGTGCCTATAGCGGCAACTGAGCGTCAACGCTGGCAGGCGGTTCTTTCGTCCGCCGCGCGACTGGTGCCGGCTCTGTGCTCATGCGGTCGTGCGGGTAGAGGGTCATGAAGCTCCTCGCCACCTCCGGATCCCGGCATGCCAGCCACTCTGCCCACTGGGGCTGCGGCACGATCACGACCGACCGCTTTTCCTTGCCTGGTGCGTGCATCCGGCTCATCAGGGAATGCTTGTCCGCATTCACCGTCAGCATGGTGAACGAGTAGGTTCCGTCCGGCCAATCCCTCCACAACCCGGCTATCCCGAACGCAGGCTCGCCCGGCAGCCAGATCCGGTACCGCGTTGACTTGGGCCCGGCCTCGTAGTTCGGCTCATAGACAGCCGTGGCCGGCACCAGGCAAAGCTGACCCTTCTTCCACGGCCCGGAGAACGAGCGCTTCTCGCCGACTGTCTCCGATCTGGCATTCATCGTGTCAAATGGCCTGACGCCCTGCGGTATGCGCGCGCGCGGCACCAGACTGAAGGTGGCCAGCACGCTGTCCCGCCGGCCATCGCCGTCGGCGCGTACTATCGGCGCTGCATAGTCCGGCCAGGCCTCGGGCTTCCACTCGGCCGGCGGAGGCTCGACCCCGAAGATGTCCCGCAGGATCTGGCGCTGCACTGGGGCGTAGTTGGTGCACATGCGGATCTCCTATCCCTCGGTCGGCCCAGGCGCCTTCGGCCTCTTGGTGCTGGCCTCGCGTTGCTGCTCGGCCGCATGCTCCCGCATCCATTGCAGGGCGCCCTGCAGATACGGCTCGTTGGCGAGCTCCTCCCGAAGATACTGAAGAACCATATCTTGGTTCGAGCCGCCAAGGTAGCCCTTGGGAGGGAAAAACGTCTGGAACTGCCAGGCGCGCCGAACAATATTCTGCAGGCGCTTGACCTCCCACAGGAGGGCGCGGACCTCGGGAGACCTGTTTCGGGCCCACATGTCCCGCAGCTGGTCGTCGTCCAGCGGCGGCCTGAGCCGACCGGAGTAGGGATCGTTGATCATGGCTGTATACTGTATGGATATACAGTATAGCCTGACTGCGCAGCTTGCGAAATCTTTGGAAGAAGGCGAAAATGTGCACGTGCCGACGCGGGATAGCGGGCGGCTCAGATTCCAAAGAATTAGCGTAAGTCGTTGATTATTTTGGGGATTGGCTCAGGATTGTGATTCCTGTCGTCGTGGGTTCGAGTCCCATCAGCCACCCCAAAGCATTTTCCAGAACGGCGCCTCGCGAGGGCGCCGTTTTGCATTCCCCGGGGATGGTATGTCTGTTCGAGCGGCAATGATTGGCGTAGCGATGGCAGCCATGGTGGCAGGGTGTGCCACCGGTACGTCTGAAAAGGACATTCGCGCGCGTGCGCCCATGCGCTTGTTCACGCCAGCAATGATGGGCGATGTTGCGAAATGCCTGCGCAACAATCTGGGCGATGACGCCGCGGTCATCAACTATCCGGCGAAGAACCAGACTGAGATCCGCATCGGCCAGACCACGTCTGGCGGTGAATACCGATACGCCTATCTGATTTCGCTGACGGCGAAGCCGGATGGTACGGCGCTGGAACTGCGCAAGAGCGATACGTGGTTTCCGCAGCTGACGCCGCAGGAGCTGGAAGCCGAAACCAAGGCGTGCGCGCGTAGCTGAGGGCGGGGCCCACGGCTACGCGGGCTGCGTTCGCAGGGTTCAGGCAGCCAGCTTTTCGGCGGTTTCGAGTTCAAGCATGCGGCAGATCGCCGCCATGCTGCCGACCATGGTGCGGCGCTGCGTACCCTGGTAGACGCGTACGCCCTTGCTCTGGCGGAACGGCACGGGCTTGACCGGGCGGCGGGCGGCGACTTGGTGGATTTGCGGCATGGTGGCACCTCTTTTGGGCAAAGCGGGGTCAACACCCGGCAAGCCGGGTGGCGTCTGCAAAGCAATGGAAGCGGGTGGGCCCGCGCAGGCTTGCTGCCTGCGGTGCCCGGCTAGAAGCCGGAAGATCGGATCAGACCGACGGCGATGCCTTCCAGCGAGAACTCCTCGCCAGGCTCCACGATGATGTTGGTGAAGTCCGGGTTTTCTGCGATCAGTTCGATATGGCCACCGCGCCGCTGCAGGCGCTTGACGGTCACGTCATCACCCAGGCGCGCCACCACGATCTTGCCGTTGGCGGCTTCGCTGGCGCGGCGCACGGCCAGCAGGTCGCCATCGAGGATGCCGGCATCACGCATGCTCAGGCCGCGCACGCGCAGCAGGTAATCGGGACGTTCGTCGAAGACCGAGGCGTCTACCTGGTACTGGCGGTCGATATGCTCGGCGGCGAGTATCGGGCTGCCGGCAGCAACGCGGCCCACCAGCGGCAGCGTCAGCTGCATCACGCCGGCCATCGGCAACGAAAACTGGTCAGGCATTTCCGAATCGCTGCGTGCCACCTTCAGGCGGATGCCGCGTGAGGCGCCCGGGGTCAATTCGATCACGCCCTTGCGTGCCAGCGCCCTCAGGTGTTCTTCTGCGGCATTGGGCGAGGAGAAGCCGAATTCTGCGGCGATTTCGGCGCGCGTGGGCGGAAAGCCGGTGCGGCGGATCGTGTTGCGGATCAGATCGAAAATCTGCTGCTGCCGGGGTGTCAGGGTCGCCATGGGATCGCCGTTCCGTGCGGGGCCGGGGGGATTCCGGGTAAGGGATCGGCCGATCCATTATCCTGCATCCGGCTGGCCAGGCACTGTATGTTTAAACAGTATGCTGTGATTTTATACAGTATCGGCCTGAGCGCAAGCAGAATTTTTGGGGCGTGTCGCATGGACGGATTATGGGTCGCCAGCGCGGGCCCGCGGCCAGGCGGGGCGCGCCCGTTACAATCGGCATTCCTGTTTTCCCACTTTCTTTGCACGCCTCCATGACCCAATTGCCTCGCATCGTCGTACTTGCCACCGGCGGCACCATCGCTGGCGCGGCCGGCAACTCCGCCAGCAGCGCTCGCTACCAGGCGGCGACCGTGCCGGTGTCGTCGTTGCTGGCAGCGGTGCCCGCGCTGCAGTCGGCGGCCCGCATCGAAGCCGAGCAGGTGGCCCAGGTCGACAGCAAAGACATGACCTTCATGCTCTGGCAAACGCTGGCGGCGCGGGTCGAGTACTGGTCCGCGCAGCCCGACGTTGCCGGCATCGTGATCACGCACGGCACCGATACGCTGGAAGAAACCGCGATGGCGCTGCACCTGACGCAATCGTGTCCGGTGCCCGTGGTGATGACGGCGGCAATGCGCCCGTCGACGTCGCTGTCGGCCGATGGCCCGCTGAACCTGCTGGATGCGGTGCGCGTGGCCGCTCATCCCGATGCGCGCGGCAAGGGTGTGCTGGTGGTGCTGAACCAGCAGATCCACGCTGCGCGGGATGTGGCCAAGGCCCACACGTCGGCGGTCGATGCCTTTGTCTCGGCCTGCGGGCCGCTGGGTTTCGTGCAGGATGACTACGTGCGCTTCGCGCGCGCGCCGCGCGCGGCCTGGGTGATCGGGCCGATGCCGACGGCGTGGCCGGTGGTTGAGATCGTGGCCAGCTACGCCCAGCCGGGCAGGGTGGCTGTGGATGCGCTGGTCCGCGCGGGCGTTGCCGGACTGGTGGTGGCTGCCGCCGGCAATGGCTCGGTGCATGAGGTGCTGGCCGAGGCGCTGGCCGATGCCGCTGCCGCGGGCGTAGCCGTGGTGCGCAGTTCCCGCACCGGGGCCGGTCATGTGGCGATTCCGCCCCAGCTCAGCCCGACGGATGGGGCTTTTGTTTCCGCAACGGACCTCAATCCCTATAAGGCGCGCGTGCTGCTGGCCATGGCGCTGGCAGCCGACGCAGGGCTGGCGCGGGATCCGGCAAGGCTGCAGGCTTTGTTTGCCAACGCCTGATTTGCCTGTGTAAACAGCGGCTTGCGCACTTGCCGATGCGCGCGCTATAATGTAAGGCTATTCAACCTTGCCACACCGGACTCGTGACGCCCGGGTGGCTAATCCAAAAGGAGCGTCAATGCGTCATTACGAAATCGTCTTCATCGTCCACCCGGACCAGAGCGAACAAGTGCCGGCCATGATCGAGCGCTACAAGCAGCTCGTGACCTCGCAGAACGGCAA